ATAGTAAGAATATCTTCTTTATTAAGAACATATAAACTTTCATTACCAATTTTAATCCAAGGCTGAACAAGATAATCAAACCCCTTTTTAGTTCTTACTAGAGTAAGAGTAATAGGATGATATAAAAGTAGAACTTCCTTATCATCTTCTTCAGTTAAACACACTTGAGAAAAGAACTCTTCACCATTCTTAAGTTTTACTACTGCATAAAATTCTTCATCCATCTTTATCTAATGACATAATTTCAATTGAGTTATCATGCCTTTTATTGAGAATATTGACTGTTATAGAACATCCTAGTATAGGATATAATAAGAGGACAAATGTAGGAATACCAGGAACAGCTCCTAGTAAAACAGCCCCAATAAGAGTTGTCCATATAGTAAAATTTCCAGTTTTAGTTAAAGCTTTATTCTCAGCATTTATTCTGTCAATAGTTTTTTCCAATTTCATTCTCCTAGTTTAATTGTTTTAATGTCATAATCAAATCCTTCTTCATTGTAATTTTTAACTCTTTCCATAAAATGCTTCAATGTATAATTTGGTCTATCATTAAATGAAATATCATCAGAAAGATCATAAACCTTTGCAACCTTTTTATTGTGATTAAGTCTTAATAATCTACCAATACTCTGCATATTTCTAATACGAGACTTAAAGGGTGAAGCAAAGATAAGATTGTGTAGATTCTTGATTGAGATACCTGTACTGAATACTCCGTAAGATGCAACAATGATTGCATTATTTTCTCTCTCTACAATGTTTCTTATCTCTTCCCGTTCATCTGTATCAACTCCACCATGAACGAAATATATCTTATGATTGTCTGCATCATTATTTATTAAGTCAAAAAGAATCTGTCCATGTGTTTCAACTCTTTCAAAAAGAATTAGAGTATTTCCTTTAATGTCAAGAGAAAGATTTTTAATGAATCTATTTCTCTTTTCGTTCTCAATGAGATACTTAATTTCATCTTGATAAGATTCAAAAGATCTTGAAGTATGTTTAAGAACAATACATTGAATATCTAATTGCGAGGCTCTTCCTTTTTCAATGAGTTCTTTAGTTCCTATTGCTTTATAAGATGGGCCAAATAAACCTGAAATAACCCATTCATGAGTCTTTGAATCTTCACCACCATTAGTAAGAGTTCCAGTAAAGCCATAACGATACTTTGCTTGATGACAGTTCTTCATGATGTTTGTAAGACTTTTTGCCTTACATCCATGACACTCATCTACAATAATGCAATCAAACTCTTCAAAAAAAGATTTAGGACAATTATCTAAAGATTGCCAAGTTGAAAGAGTTACTTCAAAATCATTTCTTTTCTCAGAACCGTCATAGATTAAATGACAATGGTTCTCGGGATTCCATCCATAAGATTTCCAGTCTGAAAACATCTGCTTAACTAGACCAGTTGTTGGAAATACAACTAGACATTTTCTTTGTTTAAGAATATGATATCTTATCAAACCATAAATGATATAGCTTTTTCCAGAAGAAGTTGCTGAAATAATTGTCTTTCTATTATATCTTAAACACTCATATACTGCATTGATTTGATAGTCATAAGGATCTAATGTCTTACATACAGCCTTTAAAAACCCCTGACAGCCTTCTTTTGTTATCTCTTCATTAACTTCAAATGGGCTGCCATAATACTTACTATGCTCAAACTCATAAGAATAACCAAGAGCCTTTAATTTTGCAATAACCCTATCAATAAGCCCTGCATACACTTCTCCAGTTGTAACACTCAGTAAAGTTACAAGACCATTCCAACCTTTGCGATATTTTTTCATATACTTTGCACTATTTACTTCAAATGTAAAGTAAGGATGCAATTCATATAAAATATGAGGTTCACATTTTAATTTGATGTGAACCTCATTCTTTTTAACAATCACAACATCAGCCATGATAAGAAATGCTTAGTTGTGTCTATTTAGTGAGAATCTCCTAGTAATCTTATTGCTTCAATACTATTTTTAATTTGAAATGAGCGATTATGAATCATCTTAATGATGTCTTGAATATAATCAAGTGACACATCGTAAATTTCAATCTTGATGTTAATTCTTGAAATTTCTTCATCAGAATTAAGACAACTTTGTAAATGCTCTTTATCTCTTACTTTCTTATCTAATGGATCTTTAATGTATGCTTCTGGTTCAGCTTTACCTGTAAAATATTCATATTTTTTATGTCTGATTTGTTTCTTATCTTCTTCGGTCTTTTTCTTTAAAAGTAAAAGATTTGAATAAATTTCATAGTATTTTGCATGGAGTTCTGGTATTTTTACTGATTCGTTGTGTAAATCGTCAATATCAATTTTAGCATCTTCCTTCCACATTTGTTGAATGGAGGGAAGATCAAGAATTTTCATAAAAGTTCACCACTTGAATTTCTTATGTCATAGTATGTATATTTCATTTTTACCTCTGCTGTAAAATATTGAGAATCTGTGCTCGTTGAATCAAATAGAAGTGAAGAAAGATCATATGGCCATAAATCATAAAATCTTACTTGAAAATTTGATTTATTATTGCTTGAAAGAATTGAAAGAGTTCCATCTGAGAATAAATTCAATTGATTCGTAATATTTGTCTTAAGATCTGGTCTTTCTTTTTGCAAATCGTAAATTTGTTGAAGACTGAATGGATATCCAAGACCTCTAATCCAATTTTGTATTTCAAGATAATTTGTTAAATCTTCATCTACAAGAAACTTGAAAATAAAGTCTTGAAAATCTATCATATCTCCAGGTTGACTGATAGTCTTTAGGTAGTTTGATTGTTTTGCAATTCCTAGAGTTAAAGAAGGAATATTTCCAGAATTTGAAAAAAACGATGCCTTTGGGCATCGTTTGATTGTTAATTTAAATTGGTTTGGAGATAAAAAATTTCTATTTTCAATAGGAGAACAAGAATCAGTCATTATATTAGAGTTGAGTTACTCTATTTATTTTTAATAAACTTCATATACTCTTCTAGAATTTCTTGATCTACTTTAGTTAAATCATTTAAAGATGGAGCCCATCCAGTTTTAATTTTATAATCTGCAAATTCATAGATACTTGTTGAAATAGACATTTTTAATCTTGTAAATGCACTTAGAATGAATGATCTTTGTTTAAGTGCTTCAGGAGAAAGTTTATTCATTTTATTTAAGTTTGTTTTTAATTAGTTATTAAAGTTCTTTAACTTACTTAAGTATCTTTAAGAGTATTTAAGTTCTTTAAGTTACTTAAGAGTATTTAAGTTATATAAAAAACTTAAGTATCTTTAAGAGTATTTAAGTTCTTTAAGACACTTAAGTTATCGTGCATCATCTTTGACAAAGCTGAGCGTACATGATTATTGAAGGTCTGTCAATAGGTACTTATACTAAGTCAGGAAATGCTAATAAGCCTTAGGTACTTGACAAATTTTGAAACTCATGTATAGTGGTTCCATGTTCCCCAAAAACTCCCCTTATTATGCTCATTCTGTTTAAATAAAATGAAATACATAATCAAAGAACTTAAATTAACTCTAATTTCAATTTTGATTCTTGTTGTATTTTATGGGACAAGTGCTTTATTGTTTATTAATCCTTGGCTTTGGCTAGTAGTTTCTGTAGTTATTATTCTGTTCCTTTTTAATAGAATAGTTGAGTATGTTATTATTCCATCATTGAAAGAAAATTCTACAAAGTTTAATAGAAAGGATACATCATCAAAAAGGCCTAGACTTTGGAAAGATGTAAATAGGAATGATAAAGATTCCCGAACATCTTTTAACCATGAAAACTTTAACAAACCCACCGGAAAACCTCCATTAAAACTTAAAAGATCTGATTAACCAAACAAATGACAATTACTGATAGATTACGTTTTGATGTTCAAATGCCAGAAGAGTTAGCTGATCAGCTTGATAGCATCAGTGATTCAACTGGCCTCACTCATGCAGAGATTTTTCGCCGCGCAGTTGCCTTATACAAGGAGGCAAAAAATATAGAGAAAAACAATGGAAAAGTTTTGTTTAAGAATGCTCAAGGCGAGATGTATCATGTTGTGGGATTGTAAATAATATAAAAATATAACAAATAAACCTTTAACCCATCAAACAAATGAGCACCTCAATCATCATTTATTCTGTTCACTATGAGTGTATAGGAAATTATATTTTTGACGATTTAGAATCTGCAGAAAAATGGAGAGATTTTCTTTCATTTGAAGATATTAAATATGTAATTGATGAATCTAAAATAGAAATAGATAATAAACAAGTCCCTGAGTGGTATGATAAAAATGATTTTTACTATACTGCATATCTTTTTTTAAAAGATAATAATGTTAATGTAAAAAATCCAAGAGAATTTATTCAAGATTCCATTTCATGGAATCAGATTAGCGGTATAAGGGTTTCAAGAATATTTGAAAGTGGAGAACAACTAGATAAAGTCTATACATGGGGAAGAAAATTGTACTTATACACAAAAACAAATTCAATAGAAAAAGCTAAAGAAAAAGCAATAACTATGTTTGAAGACTGGTTCAATAAAAATAACTAAAAATGAACACACAAAACTACATTTATATTGTTCATAGTGAAGGACTGCTTAACAGCACGATGGCTGAAGGTTGGGTTGAAATAAGTGATTTTGATTTCTTCTTTGATTTAGAATCTGCAGAAAAATGGAGAGATTTTGTTTCATGTCCAATTCATAAATTTGAAATTACTAAAGCGCCAATAAACGATACAACTATACCAGAAACCTTTAATAAAGATGATCTGCATTTTAGAGCATTCATTAGAGAAAAAGATCTACAAAAACTTAATGAATTTTTATGTGCACGACAAATAAGCGGATTAACAGTTTGGAATTATCTTAATAGTGGTCAAAAATTAAATGAAATTTATAAAGATTCAGAAGATTGGTTTAGTGTATGTTTAAAGGCAAATTCAATAGATGAAGCCAGAGAAAAAGCAACATCTCTTTTTGAAGACTGGTTTAATAAAAATTACCCATCATACCATAAAAATTCATCAAAAACTTAACTCTAATGCCAAAAATTCAAAAGCCATTACTTGCAGGAAAGTTTAACCCAGAGAAAGCTAAATTTCCATATATTGCAACACCAAAGATTGATGGCATTCGTTTTCTCATGATTGATGGAATTGCCCTTTCTAGAACATTTAAACCCTTAAGAAATCTATACATTCAAAAAGTTCTTTCAGAAACATTGCCAGATGGAATTGATGGCGAAATAACTTCAGGCAATAACTTTCAAGATTCTCAATCTGCCGTTATGTCTATTGATGGTGAGCCAGATTTTAAAGTTTGGTTATTTGATTATGTGAATCCATTAGAACCAGAAATTCTTCCATATTACTTAAGAATTCTAAACTTTCCTTTAATTCCTAAGAGTCTTAATCATGAAATTCTTTATGGAACTACAATTTATAATCAAGAGCAATTAAATGAACTAGAAGAAATCTATTTGAACAATGGCTATGAAGGAATGATGCTAAGAGATCCTTATGGGACTTACAAGTTTGGCAGATCAAGTGTTAATGAAAATATTCTTCTGAAAGTTAAAAGATTTGAAGATGCAGAATCAATTCTTATTGACATTGAGGAAAAAATGCACAATGAGAATGAAGCTCAATTGGATGCTTTTGGTAGAATTAAGCGATCTACTTCTATTGAGGGTCTTATAGGTGCTAAAACAACTGGCAAACTTATTACAAAAAATAAGGATGGTCAAATAATTAAAATAGGCTCTGGATTAAATGACGAACTGAGAGATGAAATTTGGAACAATAAAGAAGAATATATTGGTAAATATGTAAAATATAAATTTTTTCAACATGGTGTCAAGGATCTCCCAAGACATGCAGTGTTTTTGGGTTTCAGACATGAGGATGATTTATGAAAATCTCTACAACACATCAAAGATTTGTAGATCTCTTAAATGACCAAACTGCTCTAGAGTACCCTGAACGTTTTCTAGGACCCAATACTTTATCCATTAAACGTCTAAAATCTATTAATGAAGAAAAGAATTATATGATTGGGCCTAGGTGCAGTTATTTAACTAAAATTAGAACAATTATTCCTTCTGTTATAATGATTAACGGGGAAATGAAAGATAGTTTTGCTTATATCGCTTCAGAGGCAGTATATAATACAATATATCATAAAAATAATGCATTAAATGATGCTGCATTTAAGGCATTCTTGGCGACTAAGGAGCTTATTGGGGGTTCTCTATTACTGGTGGAGCTAAATTATACATTACCGGTTTTACAGCTCTTTATTGGATGCGACAACTAAAAGCTATGATATGTAATTATTGGGATTGCGGATGGTGTTATGCACCTGATGATATAGAAACAAATAAGAACTCAGATTCATCATGTATAGATCCAAAGAATTGTCCACATTTAAAGAAAATTAAAACTGATATAGAAATCGTAAAGAAAAAGTTTAGACCAAACCGTGAATTTGCTTTGAAGGTGGGAAATATATTAGAAATACCTAGATTAAATGAACAGATTAAATTTATACTTGATCATATTGGTTTTATTGAACCTGAAGAGGGTGCAACTGAATTAACTGTTGTTGATAGAATTGAAATTTTAGAACAACAAGTTATTGAATTGCAAACAAAATTAGAAAAATTGTCCACATTTAAAGAAAATTAAAATTAATATGGAACAAAAACGTTATATGGTCTTTATAGACACTTTAGGTGAAGGTCTAGAATCTATTGATGATTTAGATATATATGATGGAGAGAGACAGCTAAAAGATGCAGTTTTAAATGCTGCTAGTCATATCTTAGGTGGGGAATTAAATGATTATAAAGATTATGAAAGAAGTGGCCTAAAATTATCTGAACAAATTGTTATAGTTGAACTTATAGAATCAGAAAAAATGAATAACTTTATCTATGATAGTATTGATAAAGAAATTAAAACTGAAAATAATAAAGAGTATAAATTATTTTTAAATCTTAAAGAAAAATACGAAAATGAAAAGTCTATTTAAAAACGTCAAATTATTCATCAAAGCCTTAACGGGAACTAGCATTAAACATAATCCTGGTGCAACAAAGAACTATTTTATATTTAAAGATCATCCAGATATTTTTGCAATTAATTGTCTTAAATTTTTAAACTATGATGCAATTAAACGTAAAAAGATTGAATTAGATCCTTATCAAAAATATGTGTTAAATACAATTAACAGCAATAGGCAAACAATTTTTAAAATGCCTAGACAATCCACAAAATCAACCCTGTCATTAATATCTGCTATTCATTATGCAATTTTTAATGATAAATCTAAAGTTGGAATTGTTTGTTTTAATTACAGTGAATCTAAAAGACTATTAGATATTACTAAGCAATTTTGTGATGATTTAAACACTAACAAATATTTTGAAGATTGGGTTACTGAAATTAATTCAAATTCAATAACATTTGAAAATGGATCAAAAATTAAATTTTGCTCATCTCGGAGAGATTCTGAAGATTATAGATCTTTTGACTTTTTAATTTTAGACGAATTTGCTTTCTTTAGTTCTACCGTTGTTGAAGATCTATCTGTAGCACTATCAATGTTCCCAAATAAGAAATTAGCAATATTTTCAACGCAGAAAAAAGACTCTAAGTTTAATGAATTGTTTTGGAATGCTATGAATGATATTGATGGTTCTGAAATGATTCCAATTAACATTCATTATCGCGAAATTCCAGAAAGAAATAGAAAGTGGCGAGAGGAAACTATTAGGTTATCTGGATATGAATGTTTTAAAGAAGAGTATATGTAAAATTAGGACACCTTAAGAACTGGCACATCACTTTACTTTTGTTTGAGTGATATGTTAGACTATTGAAAATTCAGAAAACAATTATTAGTTCAATGACAACCACTGAGATTAACAAACAAACTCTAGAAATTACAGATTCTTGCACTCTTAGTGCATCAAAATATACTAAAAATGGCAAAGAATATGTAGAACTATATTATTATAATGAAACAGGCCTTCCCTGGATCGTAGACAATCACACTTTAGACTCTGCTAAAATTAGAG